GGCCCGGCGAAATTGACCTTGAGGATGGGGTGGATATCCGCGGCGGGGAGCTGATTGCGGTACAGGTGGACACAGCAGTGCGGCAGGCTGTTGATTTGGAGAAAATATGCCCTTATTTCTACACGGAGGGGAATACATACAGAGCCAAGATAAACATCCGCAATGTTATGAGCATTTTTGAGCTGCGGCAGGAGCTTTACGAAAATGGGTTTTGGTGTGACGGAATCCACTATGTGAGGTTTAAGCGTTCTTCCGGGAGCAGCCGCGTGGGCAAATGCCTGTTCATTGATGAAAAGCTGTATAAGAAAATGGACAGATGGGCACAGTGCGGCATTGTGGTAAAGGACGGGCAGCAAGTTGACCTGGCCGCGTGGGAGGCGTACATTGCGCTGACGGCGAGCAGCATTATAGATACAGTGGACATTTACCCGGAAAATATTCTGCTGGTGGATGACTATGAGAGCGTATTCATGGATGATGTGATTGCAACGCGGATAGGCCCAGCAAACAGGTTGGTCTCTGGGAAAGAGCGAGTTGGAATATCCAATTCAATTTGGGATGGGCAGTCGCTTTTGGACGAGAGCCTCTTCCCTGCTGAATATTCCGGCAAGGGAATGCTGTTGCTGAGAAACCGGTTTTTCAAGAGCGCATGCTTCAACACCAATATTCAGAAATTCTTTGCCGACCACGGCGTAACGGATGTGGCGCAGCTGAATGGAAAAACACGTGCGCACCGGATAAGCGACATTCGGATGATTACAACGCCAAGCAGCATTAAGTACCTGAAATTCGGCACCTTTGAAAAATGGCTGACGGAACTGGAGCCGACGTTTGGGATTGTGAAGCATGAAAAGCCCACGCATTTCTTTGACGGACAAATGGTGCAGACGCACTACCAGCTGCTGAATACACTGCAGATGACGTACAGGGAAATGGAGGAGTTTTTAAGGCCCTCGATTGAGTATGTGGAGCTGCTGAATAAGGACCCGGCCGTTTTGAGGCATCACATTGGATACCCTGATAATGACGAATGGTATTTTTCCAACGCGCCTTTGGCGAGCAAGAATGACATTGTATATAAGTTGTTGGGGCTGAATGAACGGTTTTGCGACACCAAGCTGTATGCTGATTTCAAGTATGACCTTGTGAAGGCGTTTGTAAAAGGGATGAAGAGCGGGCATGTGCTTGTGGATGGGAACTATTCAACCCTGCTTGGAAACCCGATAGAGATGCTGTACCATTCCATTGGCCGGTGGGATGGAAAGAGCATGATTGGGGTTGGGCAGGTGCATTCCAGACGTTTTGCCGATGGAGCGCAGTTGCTTGGCTCGCGCAGCCCGCACATAGCGGCCGGCAACATTCTGCTGACAAGGAACGTGAGAAATGCCCTTGTGGACAAGTATTTCAATTTGACAAATGAAATTGTGGCTGTGAATGCGATTGGAGAAAACCTTTTGCAGAAATTGAACGGTGCCGACTACGATTCAGACACATTGTTGCTGACGGACAATGAAATATTGATCCGCGTGGCAAAGAGGAACTATGGAAAGTTTCTGGTTCCAACAAACCTTGTGGAATCGAAAAAGGCAAAGCGGTTTTACACGGCTGGGCAGAAAAGCGACTTGGATTTTAAGACGAGTGAAAACCTGATTGGGGAAATTGTGAATTTATCACAGGAGCTGAACACGCTGATATGGGATATGCTGAACAATGGCGCGGCCATGGAGGATGTATACCCGATATACTGTGATGTTGCGAAGCTGGATGTGATGAGCGGCCTTGAGATCGACAAGGCCAAGAAAGAATTCTCTATCAGCAACTCGGCAGAGTTGCGCATTTTAAAAAACAAATACAGCCGGCGGGACAAAAAGGGGCGCCTTGTGAAGCCGTACTTCTTTGCGCACATTACAAAGCAGAAGGGGTATTATGACCCCAAAAAGAAGCACTATATGCGCCACAACACGTCTATGGATTATTTGCAGACGATATTGAATAAGGCTATAAAAATTCCGACTGGCCGGGCGGCCCAATTCCTGCCCCTGTGCGAAATTCTTGACAAGGGCCCGTACCATGTGTCGCATGTGCGGTATTACCAGGTGAACCGCACCATAGAGCTGATACGGAAAATGAAGGCCAATATTCGGAAGGTTTGGAGCGAATATCGCAGCTCAACAGATTTGAGATATTCTTGTGATGTAAAAAACGCAGCAGAGAAAAATGGCGCGTATGATGTGGCGAGCCGGAAGATAGACGCGGAGTTTACGGCTTGTGTGTCTGCTATTTCCGGAATAAGGTTTAATTACAGCACAATGTATTACCTTGTGCACATGATTGAAGAAGATGTGTGCAGGGATTTGCGAAGGAACCTGTTCTCGATATTGTTTGCGACTTCTCATATGTCGTTTTATAAAACAATTCGAAAAAGTTCGCACCCGGTGCCGGTGCTGCGGCCTGCGCAGAATGATGAATTTGACGTAGAGATTTTCGGAAAAAAGTATTTGAAATGGTATTGAAGAATGGGCCAAGGCCAGTATGGTTTTGGCCCATTTTTTTGCAATTTTTGCGATTTTTTTAAGAATTTTAAGTTTTGAAATGCCGAAAAACCGCACGGTTAAGCCATTTTTTTGACTTGAAAAATTTTGGTATAGGTAAGAGAGCGCCAGTGAAGCTCTTGCGCCGGATTTCAAAGCATTTTTTGCTTAGAAAAATTCAAAGAAAAAAGGATTGAAACTGATTGATTTGTGTGACAAAGCAGGAGGCTGCCTATTTGCAGAAGCTATACCCTCCACGAAAAGTGTATGACATGTACACAGGTGAACGGCACATTGAAAAGATGGTGCGCCGCACGAAGAACCATTACTGGTGTACGGAAGTAAGTGCTGTGATGAACAAACTGGAAGAATTTCGCGCGAAGCGCGATGTATAACAGGAGGAAGTATGGCAAGCAAGATTAACAAAAAATTCACGCTGGATGTAACGGGTATTTTGGATATGAGCCGCCTTGATGCGGAGCATGACATTTTGATAGAAGTGGAAGACCGTGATGAACCGGTGGGCCTGTTTGAACTGGCCAAAGAATTTGACGGAAAAGATGTGAAGATAAGCATTGGTTACAAGGACGAGTTTTAAGAGGTGACGCCAATGCTGGACAAATATAAACGCCTTGAAGGCGAGACATTTGAGGAATATGAATACCGCATTTGCCAGATGAACGCTCGCACGGGTGAGCTGGAAACATGGAACGATGTGGTGGACGTGGTAAATGAGGCCTGGGGCACCAATTACACGGAATGCAAGGTGCGCAAAGACTGGAATGCCTTTCAAAAAATGTTGCCCGCTTACCAGAAACAGTGTGCCGATGGCGAGGAAATGCTGGAGGAAATAAAGGAAGAGCGCCGTGCATTGGAACGCGAGCGTGTGAAATTTAGGGATGAACGTAATGAGGTAAGCCGCATTTTGCGCACGCATGCGCGGATAGAAAGCCTGAAAGATATGGTGAAAGAGTGTGCGCAAGAATTTGCCCCTATCCCCTGCCGGTTCGTGCCGGATGACACTTTGAGACGTGAAAGCCAGACTGTGGTGGCGATGGTTTCTGATCTGCATGCCGGGTTGAAAGCAGAAAACTGCTTGAACACATATGATGAAAGTATCTTGCAGGCCAGGATGTCGGCCTATTTCCGTGCGCTGTATCGAATCAATGAAGTGCATGCGCCGGAGGAATGTGTGGTTGTGTTATGCGGAGACTTGATAAACGGCGTTTTGCGCACAGCCAACCGGCTGGAGAATAATCAGAATGTGATACGGCAGACAATATTTGTGAGCGATTTGCTTTCCCAGTTTATTTCTTCGCTGGCGGGGGTGTTTCCTGCTGTGCGTGTATACGGCACGCCCGGTAATCATGGCCGTGTGTTCCAGAGTAAGGATGAGGCCGTAGACGGAGAGAACTTTGATGTTCTGGTGATGTACATTTTGGAAGCCAAACTGAAGGAATTTGAAAATGTACATGTAAAAACACAAAACCTGGATGAAACATTTGGCGTGTTTCACTGCTATGGGCGAGATTATGTTTTCGCGCATGGTGAAAAGGAAAACTTGGACACGGCCGCAACAAAATTTGCAATGATTTTGGGACATAAGCCTACTGCAATTCTGCTTGGGCACAGACACAGCAATGGATTCAGCACGAGCTATGACTGTAAAGTGGTGCAAAGCGGCACAGGCGCTGGGACTGACAGGTATGCGATAGACCACAGGCTGCACAATGCGCCGGAGCAGATGGCATTTTTGTGTGGAGAAAACGGAATTATTTGCTATTACGATATTAGTTTGAATAAATAAGGGGTTTTGAATATGTTGATGCATAATGGTGAAGAATGGATGCGGATTCGCATGGAGTATGAAACGGAGATGGACGGTCTGACAGTGGTGGAAAAAGAGGTGCCGATGGATTACCTTGGTTTGACACATATTGGCGTTTTACATGAAGTGTATAAGGAATTTCTGGCGGCATGCACATTTGCAGTTGACCGGGACGATGAAATAATAATTCAAAAATAAGACATTTGCTGCTTCAGCGGACGTCTTTTTTTATGAGATAGAGGTGAAGAGATATCGCAAGAGTAAGCAGCAAGCCGGGCAAGATTCGCCCGGAAAGTGATGAAAAACGGGAATACCGATGCTGTTCCTGTGGGAAAATTTATACAAAACAAAGCGGGAACTTCCCTGCCTCACAGAGCCCTATTTATGCGGGGAATGGACATTTTTTACCAGTGTGCCGGCGCTGCATTGACAAGCTGTATGAGCATTATTGTACGGTGCTAGGCGATGACGATGAGGCGATTCGCCGCATTTGCATGAAATTTGACATTTACTATAACCAGAGCCTTGCGGACGCATCCAGAAAAATAAGTGCGGAGCGAAGCCGGATACATACTTATGTTTCACGGGCGAACCTTATTCAGTATAAAGACAACACCTATGATACTACACTGGATGAGGAAAGCCGGGAGACGATTGAATCGGTAGAAGAAGTGCGCGACAGCAAAAAGGTAACGCAAAAGACGGTGAAGTTTTTTGGGCTGGGCTTTACAGAGGAAGAGTATCGGTTTTTACAGGACCAGTATGATGACTGGACGGCGCGCCACGAATGTAAGACAAAGGCTCAAGAGGAAATATTTAAGGCTATTTGCATGTCGCAGCTGAGCATTCAGCGAGCGAATCAGAGCGGCGACCCAAGGAAGGTAGAACTGGCAATGAAGGCGTTTCAGGAACTGCTTGGAACGGCCGCGATAAAGCCCACACAGACGAATGATAATACTTTTGCTGACCAAAACACGTTTGGTACGTTGATACAGAAATGGGAAAATGAAAGACCCATTCCGGAACCTGACCCTGAATTTGAGGATGTGGACGGGATTCGCCGGTATGTTAGTGCTTATTTTCTTGGGCACCTGTGCAAAATGATGGGGATTAAAAACCGGTATTCTGCCATATATGAAGAAGAGATGGCAAAATATACTGTAAAGAAACCTTCTTACGAGCAGGATGAGGTTGACCCAGAGATATCTATGCTGTTTGAGGGTGAGACCCATGGCAGTGCATAAGTTATCGCAACAGGAGGTTGCAAACCAAAAAGCACAGCGAATCATGAACGGGATAGCGGTGTGGTGTAGCTTTTATAGGGCAAACCCACACCGTTTTTGCAAAGATTATTTGAATGTGCATTTAAAGCTCTTTCAAAAAATTTTGCTGTTTATGATGAATATAAGCACGCACTTTATGTATATTGCCAGCCGCGGGCAAGGCAAAAGTTTTTTAATTGCTGTCTTTTGCTGTGTGAGATGTATTTTGTACCCTGGAACACAGATATGTATTGCCTCTGGCTCTCGGCCGCAGGCCATCAATGTGCTTGAAAAAATAACAAATATTCTGATGCCTGGCTCTGCGAACTTACGAATGGAAATAGAAGAAGCAAGCACGAACCAGCAAAACGCACACATTACATTCCGTAACGGTTCCATTATCAAGGTGGTAACGGCTAATGACCGGGCGCGTTCTAATCGTTCAAACATTCTGATTTGTGACGAATTCCGCATGATAGACCTTGATGTGGTGAATAAAGTGCTGCGCAAGTTTTTGACTGCGCCGCGCCACCCAAAGTATTTGGACAAGCCGGAATATGCACATTTGGCAGAACGAAACAAGGAGTTCTATCTGAGCTCGGCATGGTTTAAGAGCCATTGGTCTTATGAGAAGTTGAAAGCGTACTGTATTAACCTTGTGGATGACTCCAAGAGATATTTCTGCTGTGGGCTTCCCTATCAGATGTCGATTAGGGAAAACCTGTTAAGTGCAGAAGCGGTAGCGGATGAGATGTCGGAAACTGACTTTAATGAGCTGAACTGGAGTATGGAGATGGAATGCCTGTTTTACGGAGACAACGAAGGCTCTTTGTTCAGCTATGAAGATATTGCTGCCAACCGGAAAATTATTTATCCATTCTACCCTGCTGTGGTAAGCAATCTGCTGAAAGATAAACGTGCCCGCCTGCCGGCAAAGCAAAAGGGAGAATTGCGCGTGATAACGGCCGATATTGCTTTGATGGGAAGCAGGAAACATGAAAACGACGCCACATCCATTTTTGTGAACCAGCTTATTCCTGCCGCAGGAAACCGGTATATCTCTAACGTTATGTATACCGAAAACACCGAGGGCGGCATTACCAGTGAACAGGCCCTGACACTGCGGCGGTATTTTGAAGATTTTGAGTGTGATTATATTGGGCTGGACACGTCTGGCGTTGGTTTTGGTGTATATGATGCGATGGTGCGTGAAATTTACGACGCGGAAAATGGGGTGACGTACCCCCCGCTGTCCTGCTGCAACAATGCGGAGATGGCGGAAAGATGCGCGGACCCAAACGCGCCGAAAGTGATTTGGAGTATTAAAGGCAATGCGCAGTTCAACTCTGACTGCGCGCTTTCTTTGCGCGAAGGCTTCCGGCAGGGAAAAATCCGTTTGCTTATTTCCGAGTATGAATGCGATGCCATACTGAGCGGGCTGCATGGGTATAACGCATTGGATATTGGAGAAAAAATGCGGTTTAAAATGCCGTATATCAACACCTCTTTGCTTATCAATGAGCTGATCAATTTACAGTATGAAGCAAAGAATAACACGGTGCGCGTATATGAGAAGGTTGGGTTTCGGAAAGACCGGTATTCCAGCCTGAGCTACAATTACTGGATAGCAAACCAGCTGGAGCTTAAACTGAACAGGCCAAAACATGAGGTGGATTTTGCCGCCTCTTTTTGTTTCAGAAAGCCCAAAATTAAATAGCGAAGGGTGGTGAGAAAAATGAGTGAAACAGAAAAGGCGCCACAAAAGCGGCGTGGGCGCCCACCCAAACCGAAAACAGAGCAGGTAAAACCAACGGCCGCTGAAATAAGCAAGAGCTTTACCTTTGATGGGACGAAGCTGTGGCGCATGAACTTTAGGGCACTGGAAAAATTGATATGGCGGGGTTTTAACAGAAACCCGAAATCTCAGACCTTCTATAAATACACGAAGGACGAGATAGTAGACGCGCTGAAAGACCCGCAGAAAAATGAAAAGAGACTGCGCAACGCGATGATCTACATGTATGGGGCAAGCTCGCATTTGAGACGCCTGATACAGTATTTTGCCGGGCTGAATGATTTTGCGTATATGGTGTTGCCATACAACCTGGATGTAACTGCGGCAAAATCTGATTACCACAAGAGGTTTATTAGGGCCACGGAATATATCAACAAATTTGACATACGCACACAGGGGCGGAATATTTTGACCGTGTGTATGCGGGAAGATGCATTTTACTGCACTGCACGTGATTCTGGAGACAAAATTACCTTTCAGCAATTGCCGTCGGATTATTGCAGTATATCGTCCATGTCAAATAACGTGTTTAACGTAACGTTTGATTTTTCCTACTTTGATTCGGACAACAAGCTGTTGAGTTATTACCCGGAAGAATTTACGCAGAAATATTCGGTGTACCAGCAAAACAGAGCGATGAAGTATCAGGAACTGGACCCGCCAAATTCTTTTGCGATTAAATGCAACAGGGACATTTTGAATTATGCCATGCCGCCCTTTGCAGGCGTGCTGCGCAACTTGTATGACATTTCAGATTATGAGGATTTGAAGCTGACGAAGACGGAGCTTGAAAACTATGCCCTGCTGGTGATGAAGCTGGGCATGGACAACGAAGGCCGCTGGAACATGGATTATGACAAGGCCGTGGAGTTTTGGCAGAACCTGGACCAGGTGATGCCGGAAGCGGTTGGGTCTGTGCTATCCCCCATGGAGATTGACAAAATAAGCTTTGACCATAGCGGAGGGACAACCGACACAGATAAAATAAGCGAATCGGAGAACCATTTATGGTCTGCGGCCGGGGTTTCAAGTTTGCTGTTTAACAACACAAAGGCGTCGAGCTCTGCCCTGTTGCTTTCGATAAAATCTGACCAAGCGATTACCTATTCGCTTGTGCAAAGCATTGAGGCGGCGGTGAATCGGATTTTTCAATCGCAGAGCGTTGGGAAAATGTTCAGGCTTTCTATTTTTGATATCAGCCCATATAACCGGGAGGAGCTTGCAAAGCAGTATTTGAATGCCGCACAGTATGGGATGCCGACTGTGATGATGTATTGCGCGGCAATTGGACTGCGCCCGGAAGAAATAGAAAGTGTCAATTATCTGGAAGACAGCGTGCTGGGGCTGAAAAATAAATTTACCCCATTGAAGAGTTCGAGCACCATGGCGGCCGATAGCGAACCCGGCAGGCCAACAAACGCATCGCAGGGGCTTGGCCTTGATGACACGGGAGAGCAGACAGAAGAAACAGGACAGAATGACAACAGGTAAAGGCGGTGATGTGAAATGAAAAGCAAATATTCTGAGCTGCCGGTATCCTTTACTGTTGTAGATGAAGTGCAAAGCGAAGACACAAGGTTTTTGAAAATTGTGATTGATGTGCTGCACACAGGGCTAAACGCCAACGGGTCGATTTTTCAAGAGGATGTGGTGAACGATGCCCTGCCTTCTATTCGGAACACGCCGATTCTTGGGTATATTCTGGTGGATAGCGATGGGGACACGGATGATTTTACCAAGCACGAATACCGGCTGGCGAAGACATCTGACGGATACCGGTATATGTATGCCGGAAATGCTTACGGCGTGATACCGGAGAGCTGCAACCCGAGATGGATTACCAAAATATGCTCTGACGGGAAGATTAGGAAGTTTTTACGGGTAGACGCTTTGCTGTGGACAAAATTTGACCGTGCCGTGGAGATTTTTGAGCGCGACATTGTAAAAGGCCAGAGCATGGAACTGGAGGAGAATTTTGAGGGTGAAGAAAATGATGACGGAACCTTTACCTTCACAAAATTTTTGTTTAACGGATGCTGTATTCTTTCGACGAGTGACCCGCGTATTCAACCGGCCATGATAAACAGCACGGCCACAGCGGTGTTTTCTGCGGATAGTATTGCGCAGGAGATTAAAAGCAAATTGGAGGAGTATTGCTCTGTGATAAATATGCGGGAGAATGACAACCCCCGCTTTGAGGAAAAAAGCGAAGGAGGAAAGCAAGACTTGAACAATTTGAAACAAAACGCAGCACAGACGCCCGATGGCGGCGCGCCTGCGGCCGGCAATTTTTCTGCCGAAGGACAGGCTGCAAAACAGCCGGACGGCAGCGCACCTGCACAGAACAACTTTGCGCTGAACAGCAATTTTGTAAATGAGCTGGTTGAGGCCTTGGAAAAGGTAAAATATGAGGACGAGTATTGGGGCGTGTGCCCGCGTTATTCTTACTGCGACTTTGATGCAGAAAAGAATGAAGTGTATGCCTGGGACCGTGAGGATTGGAAGCTGTATGGCTTTGCCTATATCACGAACGGGGACGGCGTTGCCATTGATTTTGGCAGCAAAACCCGAAAGAAATTTGTGATAGAGGACTTTGAGGAAGGCGCATTTGAGCAGAGCCTGGCCCCGCTGTTTGCCCAGATAAAAGAGCTGGCAAAACAACGGGCAGAAAGCGAGTTTTCTGCAGAGAAGGCAGGGTTTGAGACAAGTTTTAATGAGCTGAAGACGAAATATGAGAAGCTTAAAACCGATTATACCGGCCTTGTGAATGAAAACAACGCGCGGCAGGAAGCAGCAGATGCTGCGGCAAAAGAAGAGATTTTCAGCAAGTTTGAAAAAGAGCTTGCCGGGGAAGCTGAGTTTACCCAGCTGAAGGAGACGGCAAAAGATTTTGCAGTAGAAGATATTGAAACAAAGTGTTTTGCAATGGTTGGAAAGAAGAAGGCCAATTTTTCTGCACGTGAGCGGAAGATGCCGGACAGGGTGATGATTCCCGGCAGCGTGCCGGTGCCCCCCAACCCGTATGGCACTTTGTTTGACGACTGATGGATTTTTGAGGAGGAAAAATTATGGCAAAGCATTTTGTGGTTCGACTGGATAATATGTCTGGTACGACTGACGGCACGCTGCTTCGCAGTGTGCGTTTTAACGATGGTTCCGCTGATGCTGCTATTGACAATGGCAGTGTTGTAAAGCTGGAGGGTCTGATGACGGGCGAGCGTGAGCTGTGGAAAGGCGTGAAGCCTGCGGCGAATACGCCGGTTGACGAGGTGGTGCTGATTGCCACTCCGGAAGTGATGGCAGATGAGAACCTGCGCAATTTGAGCGATTTTTACAATGAGGCCGGCGCGAATGCGCGTGGTTACAAATTCCACGCCGGTGACATTTTCTCGGTGAGCACGGACGCAATTGACGGCACTGTTACTGTGGGCCATGTGGTGGAGCTTCAGGCTTCTACCAAGCTGAAAGATGTTGCCTCGGCGACGAGCGGTTCGACCGTGATTGGTAAAGTGATTCAGACCGAGAAGGTTGGCACGATTACGTATGCGGTGATTGAAGTGGCCCCAAAGGTGGCCAGCGCGGGGGAATAATTGACCCTGCCAAAAGGGGCATTGTTGGCAAGGGTCGAGTTGGGCGTGCAAAAGTTGAAATAAACTGAGCATACGAATGCCCAATTTGTGAGGAGGATGTTAGCTATGGCATATGAAACAACCGTGTGGCAAGATAACGATTTGATTACCGCTGAAAAGCTGAATAAGCTGGAGCAGGGTGTAAAAAATGAACAGGTTGGCCCTGCCG